CCTTGACGACGTTGGCAATCGACCGGATCGGCGACACCGATTTCAGCGTCGCATCGATCGCCGCATCGATCTCCTTGGGCAAGGCATAGCCGCCCGCATCCCCGGTCAGCCCGGAAAACGCCTTCATCTCCACCACCGCGCCGCTGCGCACGAACCCCGCAAACGCCGCATCACCCCCGGCCGAAGCCCCCTCAAGCACCGGCCGCGCCACCACCAGATCGCTCATAAGTCTCTCCCACGACGAAAAAATCCTCCCCATCGAAGATGGGGAGGGGAACCAGCCGGAGGCTGGTGGAGGGGCAGCGCGAAGCGCCACCCCAACATCAAATCTCGAAAACAGCCTCCACCCGCGCCGCCGCCTGCATCGGCACCACCACCAGGCTCACCTCGATCAGCCGCGCGCGCAGGATCTCGCGCCACGCCCCCTGCTGGACGGCCAGCGCGCGATACCCCACCGAAAGCCCCCGCAACGCCGCGCTACGCACCAGCGGCACAACCCCCGGATCGGATACCAGCGCCTCGATCCACAGCCCCCGCGCATCCTCCCCGATCGCCAGTATCTCCCCCACGGGCGTACCGCGATGCTGCACCAGCAACGGCACCGGCAGCGCATCCGCAAACACGCCCGGCCGGAACACGTCCCCCGCCCGATCCACCCGCCCGAACACCGCCGCATAGCCCTGGATGCGCACGCTCACCGCACCCACTCCCCGAACCCCAGCTTCACCGCCAGCACCGCCAGCAACAGCGCCGCCGCCCAGCCCGCGAACGCCTTCCACGCGCTGCGCTTGGCATCGCGCCACGCCGTCAGCAGCTCGCGCAGCTCGGCCAGGTCGCGCGTCGCGGCGTCGTCCGCCAGCCCCAGGCGCGTCAGCGCCCGCGTCGCTCCCAGCTCCCCCTCCTCCTCCGCGATCGCGCGCAGCGTCGCCAGATCGGCCCCGCCCGCGCTTCCCTGCGCAATCAGATGCGCCAAGACATTGCCCGTCATCACGCCCACCCCACCATTTGCCGCTTCTCGTCGGCGGTGATAAAATCGGCTGCGGACACCATCGCCCACAGCCGCTCGCGATCCTCGACCAGCGCCGGCACCCGATCGGGATCAATCTCCAGCCGCCCGTCGGGAAACCATTCGCGCAGCCCCGCCGCAATCGCGCCAAACACCGCATCGGCCAGCGGCAGCACGGTCAGCCGCCACAGCGCCCGGTTGGCCTCGCGGTAATTGGCGTAGGTCGCGTCGCCCGGCAGCCCGAGCAGCATCGGCGGCACGCCGAACGCCAGCGCGATCTCGCGCGCCGCCGCCGCCTTCAGCCCGACAAAGTCCATGTCCGCCGGCGACAGGCTCAGCGCCTGCCACTTGAGCCCGCCTTCCAGCAGCATCGGCCGCCCGGCATTGCCCGCCCCCGCGAACCCCGCGTCCATCTCCTCGCGCAGCCGGCGGAACTGGTCGGCCGACAGCGCCGATCCGTCGCCCGGATCGTACACCAGCGCCCCCGACGGCCGCGCCGCATTGTCGAGCAGCGCCTTGTTCCACTTGCCCGCCGCATTGTGCACCGCGATCGCCCCCGACGCCGCCCCCAGGCACCCCAGCCCGTGATGGTCGTCGAGCGGATGGAAGCCGCGCACATGGATCACCGCATCGGGCGCCAGCTCGCTCACCCGCCCGCTGACGGTATAGCGATAGCCCGCCGGCCACCCGCCCGCGTCCAGCACCACGCCGACCCGCTCGGGCCGAAGCGCGAACAATTCCGCCACCCTGCCCTGTTCGTCGCGCAGCACCTGAACGAACGCATTGCCGTGCAGCAGCAGCTGCGCCGCCACCACTTCCCCCAGCCGCGCGCCCCCCGCCTTCGCGGTGACGAGCGCCGCCAGCCCTAAATCGCTGGCATCGAGCGGCGCGGACCCGACCGCCTCCGCCACCAGCCGCACCGCGCGCTGCGCCACCGGATTGCCGAGATACCCCGCCCGCACCTGCGCCTCATAGCCCTGCGGCCAATCCCCCTGCGCAAAGGCGTTCCCCCCACGCGAAAGCACCGGACGCGACCCCTCGCGCCCGGCCTTCAACCCGAACCATTTCATGTCATGTCTCCTTCAGGTCGCGCCCAACCAATCCTCCCCATCGCAGATGGGGAGGGGGACCATGCGAAGCATGGTGGAGGGGCGAGGCCGCAAACGCGCCGCCCGGGGCCCGCCCCTCCACCAGCCTTTGGCTGGTCCTCCTCCCCATGCGCAGCATGGGGAGGATGAGCACGCAGCCGCCCCTAAACCGTCCGCACCCGCACCCCGTCGCGCCGCCCGAGCATCAGCTCCGTCAGCGCCCAGACCAGCGCGTCGGCGCGATCCGGCGACCGGCCCGGTCCCTCATAGCCCCCCCCCGCCACCAGCCCGCAAAGCTCGTCCTCCAGCGCCGCGAACACGCCGACGTGCTTCACCCGCCCGCTTTCGTACAAGGCCGCCACCGGCTCCGCCCGCGCCACCTTGCCGCGGCTCGCATGCACCAGCGTCACCGGCAGCCCGGCATCCGCCGCCACCAGCACCGATCGCACCATCGCCCCGCCCTGGTTCGCTTCCGCCACCACGCGATCCGCGCCATGCAGCGCGGCGCACGCCGCCACCGCCCGCGCCCAGCCCTCGGGCGAGGCACCGGCGACGCTTGCATCCGCAATCACATAGCCGCTGCCATCCTCGCCCAGCGCCACCGCGACGATCCCGCACGCATCGCCGCCGATCCCCGCCGGCGGATCGACCCCCACCACCAAGCGCCGCACCGCCGGCACCGCGGCCACCCGGCACGCCTCGATCGTCTCGCGCGACCACAAGGCCCCGGCGACCGTTTCGATCAGCTCGCCGTCCAGTTCCTGCCGGCCGAGCGTCGTGCCGCCATAGCTGTCGCGCATCGCATCGACGAAGCCGCCGGGCAGGTGGATATTGTCCCCCGTCCGCCCGTTCGTCTGCTCGATGCCCGGAAGCGCCATCACCCGCCGCATCAGCGCGGTCGGCCGCGGCGTCGTCGTCACCACCACCTGCGGGCGTTCGCCCAGCCGCATGGTCATCATCAGATTGTCCCACGCCGAATCGCCGCGCCGCCATTTCGCCAGTTCGTCGCACCACGCCGCATGATGTTCCGGCCCGCGCAGGCCGTCCGGCGAATCCGCCGAATAGACCGTCGCCACCGCCCCGCCGGCCCAGCGCACTTCGCCCCTGGTCGGCGTCCACACCGGCCGCGAATCGAGCCGCGCCGTCGCAAGCACGCCGCTTGGCCCCTCCACCATCACTCGCCGCGCCTCGTCCGCCGTTGCCCCCACCAGCGCGATTCGCGCGTCGGGCAGGTCGCGCGCGATGCTGTTGACCCATTCCGACCCCGCGCGCGTCTTGCCGAAGCCACGCCCCGCCCGGATCAGCCACACCCGCCAATCGTCATGTTCCAGCCGCTGGCCGCCATGGGCATAGGCCTGCCACCGCCCCGCCATCTCGATCTTCATCGCGATCGGCAGCTCGGCGAACACCCGCTCCCGCTCGCCCGGCGGCAACAAGGCGAGCTCCAGCAACAGATTGCGCGTCACGTCGCATTCGCCCGGCGCGCCAGCCCGTCGAGCGCGCGCGTCAATGCCGCATCCACTTCCGCTTCGGTCGGCGCCTTCGCCTGCTTCGCCGCCACCTTCGGCGCGTCCACCACGCCGCGATGCCGCGCCAGGATGCCGACTGCAAAATTCAGGTCGACCTGGCTGATGCTGCGCGCCAGCGCCACCGCCGCCACGCCGTCGATCTCGTCGCCGCCGTCCGCATCGGTTTCGGCCCCAGCTTCGACTAGGGGCCGTTCCACTTTCTCCAGCGCATAATCGAGCAGCGCCGTTTCCAGCCGATCATATCCGATCGCCAGCGACGCTGCCCATTCCACCGCAAAAGGCTCGAACCGTTCGCGCCAGCGATAGCAGGTCGCCACCGATCGGCCCGCCGCCCGCGCCGCCGCGCCAACGTTGCGCGTTTCCACCAGCGCCTTGATGAACTTGCCCATCCGCGATCTGGTGTCCGGCTTCGCCACCCGCGGCTCCGCCCCGGCCACGCCTTTCCCCGAAGCGCCCTGCCCCATCGCACCCTCCCCCATGTCACATGGGCGAACCGCCCGGCCCCGCCTGTCCGAACGCCGCCAGCCCCGAACGCCCACAGCCCAAACGCCGACGGGCCGGGAGCATCAGGGTAACCCCCGCGCTCACCGGCCCGCCGCCGCATTCACAATTCTTCAATGTTCCTGTTTTGTACTCAAACAGCGTGACGCTGTCAAGCGCATTCTACGTACCCGTGGACACGCTCACCCTCTCGCCCGTTCGTGCTGAGCCTGTCGAAGCACGTGCCGCGCAGCGCTGTCGGTTGCGGCACGCCTTTCGACAAGCTCAGGGCGAACGGAGGCGGGCACAAGCGCTTTCTACGTACCCGTGGACACGCCCACCCTTGGCCCGTTCGTGCTGAGCTTGTCGAAGCACATGCCAAGCAGCGCTGTTATTTGCGGCACGCCCTTCGACAAGCTCACGGCGAACGGTGAAGGGTACAAGCGCCCGAAACACCTCGGTGCATTACTGGCCATCGCCCTGCGCAAAACCGCCCCGAAAGGCACTGCGTCATGCCGGGCTCGTCCCGGCATCCACCGTGCCGCAAATCCCGCGTCATCGAGTGTGCGCCCCGGTGGACCCGGGCACAAGGCCGGGGTGACGACAGATGCAAGGCGATGCCGCACCCCAAAACACGTCATCCGGCCTTCATCGGGACGGCGATCGTGACACCGCCCCGAGCAAAACCGCCCAAACGCACTCCGTCATGCCGAGCTCGTCCCGGCATCCACCGTGCCGCAGATCCCACGTCAACGAGTGTGCGGCCCGGTGGCCCCCGGCACAAGGCCGGGGTGACGCCGGATGCAAGGCGATGCCCGCCACCAAAAACACGTCACCCCGGCCTTGAGCCGGGGTCCCGCTACCTCCTCCACCGCAGAAGCGAGGCCCCGAATCAACCCCAGGGTGACGAAAACAAAAGCGGCAATGAAATCAAACGTGGATCGGCTTGCCCCGCACCGCCATCGCCGCTTCCTTGATCGCCTCGGAATGCGTCGGATGCGCGTGGCAGGTATAGGCGATGTCCTCGCTGGTGGCGCCGAACTCCATCGCCTGCGCCGCCTGCGCGATCATCGTGCCCGCCGGCACCGCGATCGCCCACACGCCCAGCACGCGATCGGTCTTGGCATCGGCGATGATCTTCACGAAGCCGTCGGGCTCG